GCTGGCAGCCATCCAGGCGCGCAATCGCCTGCTCGCCTCGCAGCAGACGGCCGCGGCGACGGGCAATCCCAACAACAGCCCCTTCGGCGCCATCGGTTCAGGCGGCATGCCGTTGCCGCAAGCACCAACGCTGGCCATGGCGAGTGGCAGTGGACCGCTGCCGTACAACCCCGCCGCATTCAGTGGCCTTATACCGCTGTTGCCAGGCGCCAACCCGCAGCAATTCCGCAACCCGTACGAGTGGCCATACGGCGGGGGCGGTGGCGGGAATAGCGGCTTTACCGCCGGGCCATAGAACGAGACGAGAAAGGCGCGTAAGATATGCAGGAACAGCCAAATATTTCATCTGCGGAACCATCACCCAGTCCTGACGCCGAGGCATCGGCCCAGACTTCTGAGCAGGCTTCCGAGTCTTCTTCCGAATCGTCACCCAACTGGTGGCAGCGCATTACGAGGCGACAACCTCGCGGTGCACGGGAGGAGACCGAACCAAACCAGGAGACCGAGACGAGTGTCGAACCAGACAAGGTGGTGCTGTCACAGACGGAATTAGAGCGTCGCGTACAGGCCGAAACCGATCGTCGTGAGGCCAAGCGAGCTTCAGAAGCTGCCGCCCGCGCCCGTCGCGAACTCCGCGACAAGGATCCGTGGGCGTACGCCGAGGAAGAACGCAAGACCGAACAAGCCCAGATGGGCAATGTTCAACTCGAGCAGTTCGTCACCAATGTCGGTTCAGAGCATGACCGGGTGACGATCGATCCGATCTTCCTGGCCCTCCCCAAGAGTGAGCAGGAGCGGATCACCAAGCTCGGCGGCGCAGGGGTAGGTCTGGCGGGCCGCAAGCTGGTTGTGAGCGAGAGCCTGAAGGCGCTCGAGAAGCACTGGAAAGCCGAAGGCGAGAAAGCCGCCGAGGCAAAACTCCGCCGCAACGCCGCATTCAGGAAACAAGTCTTGAGTGAAGCGCGGGGCGGGTATGCCGAGCCGGAGCTCATCCCAGGGACGAGTGGTGGCTCGACAAGCGATCAAACGGTATCGAGCATTTTGCGCGGGTTCTACGACCTGCCAACACCCAGAGAACACAACAACAGTTCGGGCTGACAAGACGCTGAGCTAATCGCGCACCTCGGCCCGATGATGAATAGGAGACCGAGGTGCCCTACAACTCGATCGGTACGCGTGCCACCCCTGGCAGCGGCCCACTGATTCCCGAAGACGTACAGCGCGAGATCGTCCAGTCCATCGAGGTCAAGTCAGCGGCACTCCAGCTCATGCCGCATGTACGCATGAAGCGCGCCCAGCAGCGCATCCCGGTCATGAGCCAGCTTCCGATCGCCTACTGGGTGGCTGGTGCCAGCCTCGACGCGCGCGACATCGGCATGAAGCAGACCACTTCCTTGGCCTGGGATTCCGTCTACTTGAATGCAGAGGAGATGGCCGTGATCGTTCCGATCGCGAAGAACCTCCTCGACGATATGGACTACGACTTCTGGGCGCAGATCAAGCCCAAGGTCACTGAGGCGTTCGGCGTGGCGCTGGATGAGGCGATTTTCTTCGGTGTCAACGCCCCGTCCACCTTCCCCACCAGCATTGTTGCCAGTGCCAACTCGGCTGGCAACCTGATCCTGGCTGGCGCATCGGCAGTCGACTACCTCGATGACGTGAATAACGCCATGGCGACGGTGGAAGCCGATGGCTTTGACATCACTGGTTTTTGGGCCAGGCGTCAGGTGAAAGCGAAACTCCGCGGCCTGCGCGACACCACGAAGGGCATGTTGTATTACCCCGACAATGCTCCTACCGAGTCGCCGAACGTAGGCAACCTGTACGGCGAACCGATCATCTTCTCGAACGCCGGCTTGTCAGGTTTCGCCACCGGTGCCGCGAACTACTCGATGATTATGGGTCAATGGGACCAATCGATGCTCGCCGTTCGCGATGACATATCAATGGAATTATTCGACACAGGCGTGATTACAGATAACGGTAGTCCGCCGATTATTCAATACAACTTGATGCAGCAAGATATGGTTGCATTGCGTATTGTTGCCCGCTTTGCTTGGGCTGTACCAAATCCAGTGAACCGACAGCAATCAACGAAGGCTAGTCGCTACCCATTTGCCGCGGTCCAGCAGAAGGCCGCCACCGGTGGAGAAGGCTAACTTGCAAAAACAACCACGCATCGGCGACTAACAACAACCTCTAAATATGTTGCCAATTGATTCGCCGAACAATGGCAGAGATCGTCGTTCCCTTCACGCCGAACTGTTGCGCGATCTCTGCCTGCGTGTGGGTTCCCTCACTGTCGAGCGCACGAATGCGAAGCACGTCGGCCTCGGTTAGCTTGGCTACGCCGGACCGTTCGCCTCGTGGCGCTCGGCCTTGGGCGCTCATGTATGCCTGGTTCTGTCGCTGTGTGCCGAGCTTGAGGTGCGAAGGACGAATGCAGGAGGGCTTGTTGCACTCGTGCATGACTACTTTGTGTCTCAGTGCTTCGAGGGGAAGCTCGTGCTCAATGGCGTAGGCCAAGCGATGTACCAGCACCGGGCCGAGCTTCTTGTTGAAGTTGATCTGACCGTAGCCGCTGTTCAGCCGAAATCCGGTCCATATCCAACAACCATTGGCATCGGGAATCGCGTGCTCGCGCAGGCGCTCCTTGAGCGCATCATAAGGCACCATACAAGGAGTTTATATGCCTGGAGGTAGGCGCTACGTAAAGCCTGTGTCTCGTGCTCAGGCGAAATTCTTCGGAGCCGCAGCGGGAGGCCAGATACCTGGCTTCTCCGCTTCGGAAGCCCAGAAGAAATTGAAGGGCGTGGACGAGTCCAAGCTGCCGGCGAGGAAGAAGAAGAAATGAGCACCGTCACCTTCCTGGTCACGACCCAGGACACGACTACGCCCACCACCGTATACGGCGCGGGTCATATCGCGGCGATCGCCGACGAGGCGATGCTGCGCGCGTTCCAGCGCGACGGCAAGGTCTCTGTGGTGGGCGCCCAGGTTCGCGGCAGTTATGTAGCACCGATTGCCGCGACCACAGCCACGGTCAACTTCACCGTCGATCAAGCGTGTACGGCGATGGCCGTCAACTACGGCACCACCACCGCGTACGGTGGCACTCAGGCCGCTACACCAGCCTCGGGCTCAGGGGCGATTGTGGCCAACCTGACTGGTCTGACCACCGCGACGCTCTATCACTACCGCATCACGGTCACGGTTGGGACAGCGGTCACGCTGACACCGGACGCAGTGTTCACCACGGCATAAGGAGGAACGCGATGCCGAAGACCACCACACTCGCGCCGATCATCCACCCGACTACCGGTGAGCCGGTGGCAGCCGGCGCCGAGATCACCCTGTCCGACGAGGACTACGCTGCACTGCGCGCGACTGGCGCCGTCGCGGCCAGCGAGAAGGAAGCCAAGGCCGCCCAGCAAGAGGCTGGCCCAGAGGGCGTCTACAACGCGCGTACGGGCCGCGAAGACGTAGCCCAACCATCCACCGAAGAGCCCAAGACCTCGAAGAAAGGCTGACTGCCTCATGCCAGGCACGCTGCGATTGTTGGTGGCGGCGGCCGATCCGGCCGATCCCGACGTGGTCTACGGGGCCGGCCACAAGATGGATTTTGTGTCCGAAGACGAGGACTGGGTGCAGGAGCTGCGGCGTGAGGGTAAGGCCGAGATTCTGAACTACACGCCCGACCCTGAACCCGAGCCGCAGGCGCGTTCGGCTGGACAAGAGAAGAAGTGACCAGCACGTTCCCGGCCGCACCCGACAACATCCGTACCGACGTGGTCAACGGTACGGCCGAGCAGGACACGCACCCTGCGCTCCACAACCAGTTGGCTGACGCCATCAACACGGTCGAAACGACGCTGCTCGGTGGTGGTACGTACCTGACTATTGGCCAGCCGGACGACTCTTACTACATAGACGGCACGCCACCAGCGATCTTTCTGCGGCAGCACCACCGTTTGTTCGTCGGGGATGCGGCCTCAATATCTGGCGTCTCGAATCCTGTAGCGGCCGGTCAGAGAACCTGGGTCGGCAATGCCGACAACGGGAACATGACGTACTTCGAGACAACGTCGCAGACTGCTAGCTTCAACACGCGCGGCGGAATTGGCGTTGCGGCGGCGGCACGTACCAGTGACATGTTGCCCGGAGCCGCTGGTGCCACCATCGGGGTGGGCGCGTACGTTCGCAACGACAACACCAACGCCAGCGCAAAGAAAGGTGCCTGGGCGTTCTATGGACATGCGGCACAGATCGAGGCGAACTCATTCACAACAACCGTTGAGACGGATGTGTGCAGCTATCAACCGTTGGTGGATGTCAATCCTTACTCAGCAGGTGTCGCGGGAACTACGGCAGGAGTGTGGGTAGGCGTTGGCGGGGAGACGGCCCAGGGTAGCGTTACCGCTGGCCAGGGGACATTGCTCAAGCGAGTATCTGTCGGATTGGCATTTACCAATACGGCTGCCGCCGCAGCCGAAAATCGTTTCAACAAAGGCATTGTCTTCCAGAACGTAGCTCTGTATGGGACAGATGGCTCAGGTACTGGGACGGCGGTAGCCATCGAGATGGCGCGCGGCCACGCCGTGCAGTGGCTGTATGACGGCAGTGGCAACCCAGGGTTTCAACTCCGCTCGGACAACAATCAGGCGTACACGCAGACCCGCCTGGTTGCGAGTAACGGCTCCTTCGCAATCAGGACGCTCAAGAACGATCTGGCCACCGAGACACCCTTGTACACGTTCCTGATGCCTAATCAGTCGGCAGCGAACACCGAGAACAACTCTCTCGTGTTCGGTGTTTCGACGAACGCGACGGGCACGCCGGGTACTGGCTCGGTCACGATTCAGTCGGCGGGCTATGACACCAACGTCAATATCGCTCTGACGCCAAAGGGCACCGGCCAGGTCATCGCACCGGTCTTGAATAGCCCCTTGATCTCTCCGACGAGCAACACGGTTGAAGTACGCAACGGAGCGAATATTCAGACGGTGCAGATTTACAAGACCTACACCGATGGGACGAACTATGAGCGGCTATCGCTTGCATCCTTTGGGACCATCTTTTACATACAGAGCGAGGCTGGTGCGCCGGGAGTGATCCGTGCTCTGGAAATTGGTACTGGCGGCGCTGCCAATTTGCGATTTCGCACGAATGGCACCGCAAAGTGGGAAGTTAGCTCCGTGGGTCATCTGATCGCCAGTACCAATAACGGCTATGACATCGGTGTGGCGGGCAACTTGCCTCGCAACATCTACCTGGCCGGCAGCGTTGCGGTGAAGACGAAGGCTGGTACGCCAGTGGATGCTGACTACACCGGACCTGCAGACGGCATGCTGGCGGTCGACACTACGGCCAACAAGATCTGGGCGCGCGTCGGCGGTGTCTGGAAGGGTGTCGTGATCGCGTGACCTTTGGCAGCGGCACCTTCGGCGGCGGGTCCACACTCCCAGCGCTGGGCGCGGTCACGCTCGAAAAGCTGGAGCAGGAGACAGCTCGTCGACTCGGGCCGTACTTCAGCGCCTATCAGGCCACCGGTTCGCCCACGAGCTCCACGAGTACCTCGGCGATCATGCCCAGTCTGCAGACCAATGCCGTCATCGGCGGCCCCGAGAATCTGTGGCTGCTCAGACGCGGGCACGTGCAGGGTGGCGCCGATATCGCCGTGCAGTCTGCTGATCGCCAGCGCCTGGTGCTCAGCTTCGACGGCTCGGCGGGACGGGTGGTAGTGGACCGCAACTGGAACGTGCCTATGGCGCCGGGTGAGATCGCCGAGTTCCACCACCTCGACCCCGCCCAGGAGTTGCGCCAGGCCGTGCTGGCCGGACTACGGCGCTGCTTTCTCACCGACACCATCTCGGTCGTGCCCACGGGCGGCTATGCAGACACGGACCTGACGTATAGCGCGCACTGGATCACCGATCCGCTGCAGGTGCTCACGGTCGAGTACGGCTATCAGCGGCCGATGTATAGCCAGCCGTTTCAGGTTCGCCTTCACCAGGGCCACGTCATGTTGACCACGCCCGCCTACGGCGGCGTGTGGGTAACGGCCTTACGGCCGCACTGGTCGTGGGTCAATGGTCTCGACTCGGACACTGGTCCGACTGACGACGATGACGTGCTGAATGTCGACCTCGACTATGCCGCGGCAGCAGCTCACATCGAGGCGTGGCACCGAATCCCGAGCCGCATGTTTTACGCGGCAGCGGGGAATCTGCAGGCGACCCAAGAGATGGCTGCCAGAGAATTCACGCGTCAAAGCCTGATCTATGCTCCACCGCCGTCGCGCGATATTCGCTTTTCTGAGGTGGTGCGCCTGCCTCTCGTGGGTTAGAGGGAACATGACTGCTCCAACCGACATCGTCAACTGGAACCCGACCGACGGTTCGCCTGGCCCGCCTGACTGGAGCCAGGGGCCTCCTGGCAGTACTGGCGCGACCGGTGCTCCAGGCCCTCCTGGCGCAAAGGGCGATAAGGGTGACGAAGGTATCCAGGGGGTGCAGGGCATCCAGGGACCGGTAGGTCCGGCTGGTGGCACCGTTCAGGCGGCAGGACCGGGTAGCGCGAATGCACCCTCGATCTCGTTCCTGGCCGACTCGAATACGGGTCTGTACAACTCCGCGCCGGACACCATCGGGTTTGCCACGGGCGGCGCCCAGCGAGCCACACTAGATGCGACAGGATTGCTGACGGTCGGAGCGGGCAGTCCTGTTCTTGCCACAACGCCAGTCACGCTCGACATCCAGAGTGGGACTGCTGGTGTGCCGATCACAACGGAGAACACGACGGTTCGTATCAGTCGGTACGAATCGATCCCGACCACCGTCCATCCACATTCCAATGAAGCCAACGCTGCCTTAGCCATCACGGTCATTGGCCAGGCCGGTAATGCGATGCAGTCGGTAGCCATCAACGCCCTGTCGCAGACCAGTGGTGTCCAGGATACAGATGCTGTTATCGGTATTGGCTGGGCTGTTGCTGGTGCGACTGGGCGCGGGATCGGTGGGTATTTTGAGGGGAAGCGGGATGTTGCCACCGCCTACACGAACGGGCTCGAAGTCCGATCGACGAACAACACGGCCACCGTTGATGCGCTCGCAACGAATGGGCTGAGCCCAACAGGTGGGGTGTGGATTGTGGCAGGTGGCTCCGCCAATAGCGTCGAGGCGCTGGGAGTGGGCGGTGTC